GTAGGGTTTAGCTGGGAGAACTGGCATCAAAAGGGGGGGAAGTTTAGCAGCAAATGTTTCTAGGTCAACAGTAGTATCTAGTTTCCATATTACTTCTACGTCAAGTGCAGATGATGACTTGAAATTGTGCGTGTTAGGAATACGTAGTATACGGGCGGCATCAGCAGTCACTACTGGGTCGGCATTAAGTTTGTACTCAGTGCAGGCCGCTTTAAGCCGTTCAGCTATAGGTAGCCATTCTTTACGGCTGTGGGGGCGGTTGAGCACCCAATAGATGTGAACCCCCCGTCCTGAATTAACGGCGATTGTAGGGGTAGGTAGTTTATAATGCTTACAAAAACCACTAAGCGCAGTTAATGCATTTGTTTGTGTTGAATAAGGTTTATCTTGCCCACAGTCTAAATCTAAGAACAGTGATTTTATGTAGCGTACGTTTTCTGCTTTACGCGATGTATTCTCTATAAACGTACTTAAAGCAAAGTAAGTATCGCACCCGTCAACATCTAAACTTGTTGCTGTTTCTGCTATAGAGTCTAACGAGCTATAAAATTTCTGTACTGTTCTACCGTTTTTTATCCCTACTACGCAATAATAACCTTCATCACTCAACACCGTGTCTAGAAATTGTTTGGTTTCCATTGTTTACACACGTCAGAGAGGCACAGGCACTCAGAAAGTGCCTGTACGGGACTAATAAAAAATTGCTAATCGTCAAATTCATCAAGCAAACTGGCAAGATCAACATCAGGAGTTGGTTCTACTTTCTTTTTCTTGGATACTTTTACTTTTGGTTCTTCTACTTCCGTAGTAGTTTCTTTCTGGAATAGAGAAGGTGCAATAGTATTTTTATCACTGGTTAGTTGAGGAGGAGAAGACCCCTCTTCTTTTGGTTTCATAGTTAGCGTAACAAGTTTTAGTGTATCAGGGTCTTGTTGCGCTTTAACTGCTAATGCTAGTTCATCTTGTTCTAATACACGAATAGGTTTGAAACAGAGCTTTGGTGTAGAGCTATCAATATCAAAACGCAGTTCTGTAAGAATAGACGCAAGGGGAGCACGGTTTGCGTTAAGATGTCTGGCGTAAGCTTGCATTGACATCTTCTGCTTATCATCCCCAAAAACACTGGTCGCAGGGAGTATAAGCTGATACACGTCAGAAGAACGTACTACCCATTTATCTTCTTCGTCTTTATCAGCTAAGTTATCAGCTAAGAGTATGGCAATGGACTGCTTGAAACGACATGCACGGCTATCACCTTGCCCAGACCCCCGTATATTTTGCTTACAATCAAAGCAAGTTTCAGATTGTTTGCCTTCAACGGCTACATCTGGAGAGGGTCGCCCTGTTTTAGTATCGGGCGACCAACATGTAGGGGGATTAGTTTCACCTTCAACGTATGCCGTTGCGTAGTACATACGTGAAATAGGTGCAGACTTTACCACAACTGCTTTAATGGAACGTGCATCCAGTTCGCCCACTTCTTTCCCATTGAGGACTTGACGAAAAATACCCCCTCTAATACTTAACCGGCGATTTGTACCGTAATCGCCCCCAGTCAAATTTGTTTCTGGCTCCAGTTGAGACAGTAAATCTTTATACTCAGTTGGCATATTTTCAAATATTGCTAATTCAGCCATAATCATCTCCTACAGATCATCATCAAAATCCAGCTCTAGCTGGATAGGTTTGCTTTCTATTGCGACGAGTGTTTCCATCGCAGGTTTATCTTCTTTTAGGTCATCTTTCTTTAGTGCATCTACTACTTGTGGAATATTAAAACGATATGTATAGCCTACTTTAATGTACGTACGTTTAGGGATGTATCCCTTATTTACCCATTGACGGATAGTGCTTACCTTTACAGAAAGGTGTTTTGCTAAACCCTCAATTGGCACATAGCTAATTGATTCGGTGTTCATTTCTTCCTCCGTACAGTTATAGTATATTCAGCATCGACATTTAAGCCGGGAGGTAGTACCTCTGGATTTTCTTCGAGAAACTGTTTCATGTTGCTTTGATGGATGCGTTTCTCCAATAAATCTACTGCTTTATGCTCGATAATGAAATTGTTCATTGATGCCCAATCACTTGTCCAATATTTATTCCTCACCGTTCTGTAGAAAGTACCAGAAACGGTGCGAACAGATTCAATACCGGTGTTTTTGCAGTGATCTAATAAGGTAGTTTTAACTGCATCAAGTTTAGTGTTGAGTTCTTCTTCTTTTGTGCGAAAGGTTGTGGTTAATTCTGCTTTTTTATCTCGTATTTTTAGGTATAGAGAAACAAGTTTATCTACACCAATCTTATCGGCTTCAGTCATTTTCATCATTCTCCATGCGTTTTAGTGCATTTCAATGGAGTATAGTACTGTTATTTTTATAATTCAAGTATTTCTTTATAAAGATCAATCATCTTCGCGTGAACACTAATCCGCTTATCCAGCATCCTATACACACTTTTTTCCACTGGAGAACCTTGAAGTTGGACAACAGTGCAGGGGTGCTTTTGTCCGGGCCTGTGTACACGCGCATTAGCCTGTGCGTAAGTTTCCAATGAAGAGGTTGGCCCCCACCAAACAATGGTGTTGGCAGCTGTCAGCGTTATTCCATGAGCGGCTGCTTGTGGTTGAATAATTAGCACGCGGGGGTCGTCAGTATTTTGAAAGAGGCTAAAAATCTGTGTGCGTTTGGTCGCCGATACATCCCCCCGAATAAATGCGTTTGTAATATTATCGTTAGTCAGCTTGTCTGTGAGTAGGTCTATTACGTGCCTAAACGGCACAAAAATCAGTACTTTTTGGCTGGACTCATCAATAACTTCACGCAGCACTTTGTAGCGATTCTTAATATCAAATTCTATTGTTCGCCCACTGTCGGTATAGACAGCACCGCAGGAGATTTGTAGTAACTTATTCATACTAACCGCAGCATTAACAGCAGTAATGTGCTCTCCATCAGCAAAAGCAACCATCTGTCTCTTAAGTATTTCGTAAAATTTTTGTTGTTGCGTGGTGAGTTCGACTTTACGCTTAACGTACGTCATTTCTGGAAGATCAAGACATTGCTTTTTAGTGAAACGTATAGCTGGTTGTAGTGCATTAAACACTGTGTCGGGGGCATTGGGTTTAGGAACCCATTTGAACTGGGTAATTTTTAGCATCACTAATTCCCTAAACCCGCCAAAGAATCTAGGTACGCTTTTAGGGTTAATAAGTTTAGCTAACCCGTATGCATCTAAAGGAGATTGAGCGGCAGGGGTTCCTGTCATCATCCACAACCAAGTGTTTGGTTTAAGTAAGGAGTGCAGCACTTTCCACCGCTTAGTTTGTGCGTTTTTATAGTGAGTAGCCTCATCCGCGATAATAAGGTCAAAACCACCCCTAGCTATTTCCTCTCTGACTATCTCCACCCCATCGTAATTAATGATGACGTACTCTGCATCTCCATCAATAATTTTTTTGCGCTTGGCTTTAGCCCCATATGCTATTTCTACGCTTCGGTGCATAACAAGTTTGAATAGATCAGCCCGCCATGCGGAATCCATAATAGAGAGAGGGCAGATAACCAGTACGCGATTTATAATACCTTCACTTATTAGGAAATCAGAAGCCCAGATAGCTGAACCTGTTTTTCCAGTGCCCTGCTCATTGAAACAAAAAGCGCGTGGGTGCATCGTAAGGAAAGCAGCAGTTGTTTTCTGGTGTTTGAAGGGTCTGTACTGCCCCTGCCACGCGTACTTACCCATGATTGGGGAAGGGATATTGGGGATGTTAAGGTTTTTTAAAACCCGTGATTCATCTAATCCCCACTTAACTAAGACGTTGTTATTGCCTAGGTTTTTGCTATTGGGGATAGCTGTGGTAATTCTTGCAGGGTCGCGTACCTTTAGCAGCAACCCTCGGTTATCTACTACTCTCATCAATTCTCCTACTAACTATTTCTTTGTACGGGTTTTTTTCTTATAGTTTCTAGAGCGGTTTTTACTTTTACTTTCAATTTTATAGCCCTGTTTATTTGTACCACCTTTACTAAGGGCTTTATTATGACTAACATCTTTTCCTTCACGCTTATCAGCTACTTTGTTCTTGTTTCTATCCACGCCTTTTTTATCGATGGCACGCCGTGCGCGTTGCCTTTCCATTCGATTCTTATGCTCCCCTCTGGATTTTTGCTGCTGGTATTCTTTTTTCCACGGTCGTGGTTTGTTTACGTAGGGCATTATGTTCTCCCATTATGTGGGCATTCAGTTACTACACAATGAGCGCGACACAGCCCACTAGGGCGTGGGTTCCACATATCAACTTCATATGTTTTTTCCATTTTGCCGTACTCGCTTAACCACTTTTGCCAAAGGTCGGATTCTTGTTCAATAGTGTACGTGTCTTTAATAAACGCGTTACACACTACAAAAAGTAGACCGCCTTTCACAGTTTTAATACTGGGAAAGTGTTTAAAGGTAGCAAGTGCCATTAGCTCCAGCTGTCCTTTGTCTGCGTACTTAACTGACTTTCCAGTCTTATAGTCTATTACTTTAGCTACGTTTGTTTCTTCATTGATAATAGTGAGGTCAGAGACTCCCCGAAACCATACGTTATCATCAAAAAACCCGCATGGTTCAAGGTTGGTTGTTAGCCCCATCTTATATTCACAGAGCTTTTCCCCCTCCATATTTTTTAATCTATCAAGGACACCCTGCGCAAAATCAAATCGGGGGTCAAGTACTTCAACTACCCCACTTACGTAACTCTCTGCTGCACGGTGAAATTCATTCCCGTACAACATATCC